GTTGGCGAGGCTGTCCGGCGTGCGATGGCGGTAGCTCTTCTGTTTGTTGCCGTACTCAATCGCCTTGCCGAAGTCGTGGAACACTCCCACGCCCGGCATCTCCTCGGCATCCATCTGGTCGAGGATGTCTATCACCTTCGAGTCGCAGAGGATGGTCAGCGTCTCGCGCATCGACTGACTACCAAGCAATGTACCTATCTGGCGCAACATCTTATAGAGTCCTTGCATCGCCACCTCAGTGACGCGCTCCAGTATGTCGTCCACGCAGTAGTTGATTTTTGATTCACCCATGAACGGCTTGTCGATCATCACCAGCCCGAACCCTTTACGCGGCTTGCCGTCGGCATACTGCTGGAGAATGAGTATTATCTGCGCGATGTCCATCTGTGCGTCCACGTCGGCAAAGTTGAAGGCGTTGTGCCATGATGTGTCGAGCTTCAGCATATTGAGCAACGTCTGGAACTCAGCGGGCACGGGTCCGTCAATCTTCGCAGTCTCGATGATGAACATCAGGCACTTCTTCAGCAGGTCGTTGCCATTCGTGCCGTGCTCTCTCGATTCCGCGATGATGTTGAGCAGCTGCCACGCCCACGTCGGCACCTTCACCGATAATGTCTTCGTGTTCGCGTCGTTATTCAGGGGTATGTCTTTCTTTATCATCTGTCACTTCAAGATTAAGTTTGTCGATTAATTCTTTCGTTTCGGGCATCGCCTCGGCCACCTCCTCGATGGTCGTTATCGGCTGGCTCTCATTGATGGCTCGTATCACCACGTCTGCGATGTCGGCCTTCTCTCCGTCTTCAGGCTTCCACCACTTCGTAACGGGTGTGGTGTCGAGGGTTATGCGGTCATAGTGTAACTGCTCTGCCTTGATGCGCCACTTGTCTATACCGTCGCGGTCAGGGTAGAGTATGATTCTTCGGTGCTGGTCGGTCAATGGTTTGAGTCGTTCGCGGGTCAGCATCTCCAGCCCTCCGCAGGCTATCCATATCTGCTTGGCATTGTTGCCGTAGGCGATAGCCATCAGCAGGGCGGTCTTCTCCGACTCCACGATGCACACCGTCTGGTCGATACCCTTGCGCTTCCACTTATCCAACAGGTGGAGCCCGAAGAACGTCACCTGTGCCTCCTGCTTGTCGGGGTCATACAGATGCGGATATGGATATGGTGGTTCGTCGGTGACCTCGCCTGTCACTGGGTCACGATGTCTGCGCAGTGTCGCATGGATGAAGTCGAAGTTCCACGAGGCTTGTTTGTCGCGGTGTCCGTCCGTGCGGTACTTCATCATCTTACCCGTGCGCAGTTGCCCCTTCTCGTCAATCTGCCAGAATATGGTGTGTCCGTTCTTGCCGTGACCGATATTATAGAGCCCAATCATCTCTTCGACGCGCTTACGCTGAACGGTGTCCCAATAGATGTTGTTACGAATCCACTTTACGAGGTTGTCGCTCTCGATGGCTTGCTGTGTCTGAGTGCCAGCCATCAGGTGCTTGGGTAGTACCAACAGGTCGAGTGGTGGCGGTGCCGGTCTTGGTGGCGGTGGTGTATAGTTGAAGTTTGTCATATCGGTTTCGATGTTATACTTTTTGCCGAGCCAGCGGATGGCATCGGGGAATGTCAGGTGCTGGTGGTTCTTCAGGAACTCGATAACACCACCTTTGGCTCCGCACACGAAGCACTTGTAGCACTCCTTTGCGGGATAGACGACGAAGCTACCGGCATGGCGGTCTTTATGGAATGGGCAGCAGCCGATGTAGCGGACACCCTTCTTTTTGAGTGTCACGAACTCGCCTACGACCTCCTCGATCTTCGCGGCTTCCAGCACTCTGTCAATGATGATTTTGTCGATTCCTGGCATGGGTCTGAAATAGGGGTTAAAAAGGCTCTTACTATAAAGGGTGGCAACCTTTTTACTATAAAGGGTGGTAATCGATATAATAAGAAGGTTTTCGGACTCTATGGAAAAAGCAATATCTGAGAAACAAATGCGCGTGCACGTGTGCGCGTCGCCCGCGTGCCCGTAGAACCTCCGCCCCTTATATTCTTAATATTAAGAATATATGGGGGCGGGGTGGCGGGGCTATGCGAGTGTGTAAGTCGTTTTGTTCTTGCCTTCGTGCGTCGGAATGATGCAGCCAAGTTGAACGGCTTCTGTAATGTTTAGAACGGCACCACGTCATCACCATCTTGTTTGTCGAATGGCAAAGCATTCGGCTCATCGTTGGGGATGTCTTTGAGTCCGTTGTAGTGATACTTGAAATGCCCCTTAGTGCCTGTCGTCGTCAGGATGCCAAACTCCTTTGCCGCATTGATCAGGTCGCCCTTCTTGCGGTTGGAGGTGATACCCTGGTTATTCAGGTGTTTGTCGAGGTCTGTGTACGTCGCACCGCTCGAAGTCCAGTTAAATGACTTAAAACGCTCATTGCATTCCTTCATCATCTGGATTTCCTTGGAGTTGACTACCCTGGCGCCATTGTCCTCAATCTCCACCGGCTGACCCCATCCGCCAGCATTCGTCTCGTAACGGAAAAGCCAGTCGGCAACATCTTTACCACGAGCCTTCACCTGCTTCACCTTGAAATAGATGTCTGGCAGATCGTCGCGTCGGTCGTTGTCTTTGAGCTCTGACTGCTTCACCTTTACTACGACGAATATCTCCGACACCTTGCGCTGGGCTATCGAACCGAGTGTGCCCACGAGTTTATCCACCATCGGGTTTTCATGCAGCACGGCCCACAGGCTTGCGTCGAAGTAGGTCGCCAGCATCATGCATTTGCGAATAATCGGCTGACATTCCTTTTGGTCATTGTAGTCCTCCACGATGTCGAGCATACCGTCGAGGAATATGTCGGTGGGTTGTACCGTCCATATCGCTTTCAGTATCTTACGCCATCGGTCGTTAGCTGTCTCTGTGTCGCGCAATCTCAGGATGAAGAAATGCTTTGCAGCCTCTTCGGATGTCATGCCCGACATCGAGCACACACGATTCTTGAAGGCTATCGTGTCATCCTCGCCCTGCTCTGTGTCGATATGAAGCATTCGGGTGAGAATCTCGCGCTCAACGATTTTTCCGTCCTCCTTGATTCGGTGCATAACCTTACGGGCTGACATATTACCGAATGAACCGCTGAGTATCGTTGCCTCCAGTTGGCTCATCAGTCCTGTCTTGCCGTTGCCTGGCTTACCGCTCACGAGGTGAAGCTCTCCGACATCGGCAAACGCCACCCCGTCGCGCTCCATCGTGTATCGGGGCGGTCGGTAGGGCTTGGCGAAGTCCAGTAGGTCGTCGTCTATCTCAGCCGAGAACCAGTTGTCGCCCTGTAGGAACTCGGGGATCTCCGTGATTGGCGGTATGTTGTTACTTTCTTCTGTCATAGTTTCTCTAACGTATTAAGCCGTTACGTTTCTTGTAAAGGATTTCATCGCGGTGCTCCCGATAGTATGCCCGCTGCTTCTCCATTCGCGCCTCACGCTGCCGCAAATAGCGTTCGTGGTCTTTCTGTCGTCGCCTCTCTACATCCCTCATCGCTTGTAAATGTTATATTTGCCGCGTCGAAGGGTGTAACGCCCGATGTAGTTCTGTGTGCGGAAGGATGGGTCTTTCTTCAGTCCGAGCAATCGGGCCTGATAACTTACCACACCACTACTACACTTGAACACATCAGCGAGGTCGCAAGCGGGAGTCGTAGGATAGAGCTCGCGCAACTTCGCCAGCTCTTCCTTTGTCCATTCCTTAGCCTTAGTCATCGTTGTCCTCCTCAGTAGTATCGTCTTCTGTTGATGCCTCCTGGGGGATGCCGAGTTCCTTGGCGGAGTACTTGCGCATTTTGGTCATGTTCTTAGTGATGGCATTGAGCTTGTTTACCAGGTACTTGTTGCCTTTATTCTCAGTCGCCAATCCCTGAATCAGTCCTATCATATCAACCAGCCGCTTGCGGTCTTCCATCAGTCGTCGCGCCATAGAATTGCGGCTGATGATAGTCAGACGGAGTTTGTTTTGCAGGTTTCTTATCTCCTTCTGACACGACTCCGTGTCTTTCCAGTTGCAAGCAGCTGTGATGAAGTCGTTCATCGTCTCTTTGTTGAGCTGGTCGGTCATGCGAAGACCGATGTGACACATGAATCCTTTCAGCAACTCATCTGGTGTGAAATACAGATAGCCACCTGGCTGCTTCGCACCTGTGAACTTCAACACATACCCGTTGGGCTCTTGACCGTGGGGAACGGTCTCAACGGTAATCACTGGTAATCCCTTTTTTCTTGCCATAGTCTTTTGATTTTATGATGTTATTACTTCTGCTGCTTGCGCCATACGCGGTTAGGCAGACTGTTACTCATGTTTGGAAATTGTGAGCGAGTCCATCCTGTAGGCCTGGACTCGCTGAAATAGTTAAAATGGGAGATCATCATTTGTCACCTCCTGTTGCTGGGGTAGGTACTGAGGATTGTATGGTGGTGTCTGTGGTCCGCCCATCACTGGCTGATATTGTGGCTGCTGCTGTGCCATCTGCTGCTGTGCTACCTGTTGACCGAACTGCGGATGTTGTGCCGGTGCATTAATCGCCATGATATTATTGATCCTCAAATCGGTGATGTAGCGTGGCGTGCCTCCGTCCTTCGGTACATATAGGTGGGTCTTGTGACGGAAGCCTATGCGAACCCAGATATCGCGGGTCATCACCAGTTCTCCCTTTTCGACTATTAGATTACCGTCATTGTCACGCTTGCAGCATGACTCAATGCCGTTGATGATGTTAGTATCAAAGGTTTCGAGCACCACACTATCGGGGTATGGATCGGTCTCGACTTCCTTATACTCAAACACGAATGGCAGTGTCTTCCATTCATTACCTCTTTGTGATGTACCCGTCCTGGCGGGCATCACGTTCTTGATTCTACCTTCAAATTCCATTGTTGTTATTGTTTAGCTTTTCTTTAACTTTCTCTTGAACCTTTGTAGCGAAATCCTTTGCATCGATGCCGATTTCTCGCATCTCTGATACTACGTCTTCGTCGTACATCTCCACATATCCCACATTGTCGGCTCGCTCCCGGCCATCGTTGAAACGCTCAACCTGTTTGCCGTAAGACATGTCGTATGTGATAAACGTGTTAATGATCACCAGCCGCTTGTAGATGATGTTGCCGAGAGCGATTCCCTCCTTGGTGGTCACCTCGACATTCAGTTTCTTGCCAGTGTTGATACCGCTCGTATTGTTGCGGAGGTATCTCCTGATGAGCTGTTCGGGCTTCAGTTTATCGCCTAATTTCATCCTCTCACGATACCGCTTGAAGAAATGCGGGATGTAGAGAATGATGAAGAACCCGCCAGCACTTATCTGCGGCTTGATAACAAACCGCCCGTGCTTGCCGTTGATGGTGGTGTACTCTACCAGGGCACCCGTCGGGAACTTGCGGCTCTGTATTTCCCACATTATCTTCCAGACGTTATTGCGGGCTGACTTGTATTGAGTACAGAACCATGCGGGTAACTTCTGTTTGAGCATCCACCGATGAGCGATGGCGTGCTGTGAGGGGAACCAAGCGGCAATCTTCTTCAGGTCGTCGCTAACCTCCGCCAGCAGTTCTTGTGGTTTCATTCCTACTAATAGCATACTTAGTATTTGTTGGCTGTGACTTTCACAACCTTTGTTATGTCCTTCTGATGAATCGGTATCATCATCTGTTTTGCCACAGGGGTCTTCCCATCGGCTTTAAGGTAGGTGCCATAATATACGAGGGACGGCACTTCAAAAGCCGCCACCTCTATACGGTCCACTCGCATGAGTCGGTAGATGTGACCTTGCACACCGTTCTTACGCTGTATCTTTATTTCCGTGCCTATCACGTCACCGATATCGGCTGGAG